CTTGCTCCTGCTGTGCGCCCAGAACACTGGCTACATTGCCACTTAGGTGGTCATTTATTGCTTTAGTTAGTGTCATTATTAGGCATTATTGGTAGGGTTTTAGTAGTTTGTAGTGAACAGATAGCAGTAAATCATCTGAAATACACACCATTTACATATGATTTCCTGTGGTTTTCTCCTGGCTTATTATCTCCTGGCTAATATTTATTATTATAATCCCTGAGATTTGACTTCCATCCGTAGGATTTGACTTCCATTATGGGTTACTCTCGTCTAGAGTGCCTAGATCACCAGCCTCAGGTCTTTGCTCTTTAGGTTTCCATTCATAATTCAGCTTAATCTCTACGTCTCCATCTATCTGTACCTTATCAGATAAGCCTCTCCTGGTCTTTTCATACCATATCTGCGCTGTAATATTCCCTTTCATGGCATTCTCATACACAGCATTAGCTATATCGGCTGCAGCTTTTGCTCTACCCTTTTTTAGGGCACTCTCAAAGCTCTCATTATCCTGTTTTCTACGGTACAACGTAGCCTCAGCAATTCCCAGAGCAGACGCAACTTCCTTATTAGACAATCCAATGCCTGATAAGCGTTCAACTTCCGAGAAATCTATTTCTATTTTCGTTCTTGTCATTTTCCACCTTTATTTCAACGTGTAGGAGACTGTCACGCAACGCCAACAGCCCGATAGCATTCATTAGCTCGCTTTCTGGTACATCTATTGTTATTCGCATCCCTGCATCGCCTGCTATCTTTATAGCTGACTGTATAGACGGAATGCTTGCCACAAACTTAATACTAGGAGGAATTACGTACCGTCCTGGCTGCGACATAGCTGACCATCATAACGATAAACCCCGCCAGGATTGCCACTACCTGGTCACTTGATATAACTGATAAAAAGGGAAAATGTTCAACGGCTGTCACAAACGCAGCTGATACTATTGGAGTTAAAACCGAAACCCAAAACCGAGTACTTTTGTATATTGGCTCTTTCATATATACGATTGTAATCCAGTTTTGGGCTTTTTGCAACGCAGTTTGTTATTAGTCCACTACCTCAATAGCGACCAGGTAACTACCAGATGGCGACCAATAATCCCTTATTACGTCACCGTCTTTTATCCATATCGGCTCACGTTGTAACAAGTCAATTCTTAGAGAACCGTCTGGTAGTGCCGTTATAGCCGAACCTCTATCAACACAGGTATAGACGTTGGGATATTCTTTTGCATGTATTATTATCTTAGTACCTAGTTTGAACTCTATAGGGCAAGCTATGCCTGTATTCAACCAATGCGTCCAGTGTTCCCTTATCCTACCATCAAATAAGGTTGTATCACATTGATTTGTTTGTTCGTTCCAATTCGCAGGATGACAATTCATCGGTGCGCCCAAGTCGGGATTGTAATATGACAGCCTCGCCATATACATTACTGGGTCAGGTCTGGAATGTGTTGGTATCGCTGACGGTGTCGGCATCACTGTATTTACTAATGGCGATGGTAATCTTGACTGGTCATCTCTGTGCCATTCGCCCTGTGTTATATTTAGACTTCCATCGAGCATTACAGCCTCTTGAGTGCGGAGATCATCGACTAGACCAGCACCCCTTTCAATTCTTAACTCCTGTGTACGATATACCCAGCCAAACAATATCAGCAAAGGTATTTGTGCTAGTAGTAACTTCTGCCATAGTCTCATATGAATACTCCCCTAACGATAGCTACAATAATATGCGCTAAAAGATAAATGAGTGCGATAGCCCCCACTATCGCACCCAACTTGTCTATCCAGGTTATTTTGCTATTCATGTCACCACCTTTAATTCGCCATGTTTTAGGTCATAGTCCGTTATTTCAACTTCTGTCGGGTCATTCTTATCATAAGGTATTGATGTTATAAAGTAACCCAAACGATTAGCCAACTTATATCCCTGCGATAGTATCCAATCTCCGTCAAACTCTTGCCACGTCCAAACGTATTCCTCTGTTATATCTTTCTCTACCATGTACTCTTTATCCTCCCCAATGGTATCGAAATAGCTGTTAGTCATCCAATCCGTATTTTCCACAAAATAATCATTACCACGTGGGTTTGTAATTGGTTGATACTTAGTTGCCCATGTTTTTATATTCCATTGAGAAGCGTCAAATATCCTTACTTTTTTCTCTGCTTTTGGGATTTTAATATGGCCTTCTGCCCTTGCTAACTCCGCATACTTGGACATAGGCACATCAGGTAATTTTATATGTTTGTCTTGCTCTATCCATTGCTCCAGGATTTCCTCAAGTGATACATACCCTAACTCAGGGAAACCCATCCCTAAATCACACAATCCGAACATCATCCCTGTGTTTGGGTTTAGCTCAGAAATGAGCCAGGTAGCCGCTCCAAGTGGGCTAAACAACTTTATAACTGGCGCATAATCCTTGCTGCCGTTTTTGTTGGTGTCGTGATTACTGACTAACTTCTCATACTGGTCTTTAGTCGCCAGGTATTGACCGTTCTTGTTCTTGATAGGATGGTTATACATTTTATTCCTCCTTGTTAGTTTTAGATAATGCCCACTCTGTTAAATCAAATACATGCTCTTTTACCTCTACAAATATCTTTGGGTTTCTTAACATGGTGTGCTTTATATCATATGGTAGATATGCGCCAGGTTTACCATTATCTAGTCCGATTGGCTCATTCATTGCATACAGCGTCAATACAGCAAAGTGTCGCGCAGTTTCACCCACTGGGCTTTTTGTTCTTTTTGCTAGATAATCAACTAGTCGCTTGATTACTTGGTCTTCATCACCTGCGTGTTCCCTCTTAAGCTGGGCGATCTTGGCACTCTCTGCCTCTGTAAGCTCATCACTATCTAGCCAATGGTCGGCAGTTAGGTCATAGCTCTGCCAGAACTCATCAAGTTTGACACCTGTATCGTGGTCTACATTCCTTCCGCATTCCTCACATAGAAAATACCACTCGTACTCACTTCTGAAGTGCTTCCCTAGCTCCTCATCTGTCAATCCGTAAGGTATTGAACCATCTAACGAAGGGCTACCTTGAAAATAGTAGCCTACATTGATAGGTGATTCAAGTTTACGCTGACATTCAGCTAGATATTCGTCTACTTTTAAGCCGTCCTTGATACACTCACAATCGAAACTACCGTCATCCATATACATAATCCTTCCCCTCCTCTAATTGGTCTAATGGTGTACCATCACTAACCACATCATAGGCTATATCAGGATGTAAGATTATCCTGGTAGGTTGATGTTGCATCCACATCTCCATATCATCATTCCAAAAGGCCTCATTCTCATCTTTAGGACTTTCCTTGTGTATCTCCTCGTACTTTTCCCAACAAGAACATAAACCATTTTCAGGCACATCACTAAATATATATGCCTCATTCGTTCCATACCCTTGACACTTAGCACCACCGCAAAAACCGCAAGTGTGGTCTAGTCCTGGTATGTGTTTACTATCAGACTTTTTATATAACTGATGTAGTTTGCTGTGTGGAAATTCTGTCTCTGCACTATCTACAAACATTACTACCTTCTCCGACTGTTCAAGATATTGTCTTTCGATTTTCTCATCCTCAAAAAAGAAATCGCTGGTCATTTTTTTGCGCCTCCACGCACAATTTAATGTACCTTATGATAACATATCTTGACAAGTTTTGTCAAGATAAATAAGAGTAAATCCTGCCTATATTTATTTATTATTGTTAATTACTGTGAGTACCCAATACGCCAGGAGTAGAAGTAACACCCTGACCAATATACTTTTAATCACTTTAATGCTTTCCTTATAATTTCTACAGCGTCACCTCTGGCAATGTGTGATGGTGTAAATCTAAATACACGCCAGCCCAGTAGTGTCGCATGATTATATTTTTCACAATCCAGTTGAAACCCTTTACCAGTGACATGCCGACCCCCTGACCAAATCCCACCCTCGACTTCAGCAGCTACCATGTCGTCAATCCAGGCAAAATCAAACCGCCAGCGTCTAGGTTTGGCAAAGGTATACTCACGTTCCCACTTCTTAATATTAAGTGCTTTCATGTGGAACTCTAGCTCTAGCTCTAGGTCACTCTTAACCATATTGCTTAATGCCACCCTTATCGCCTACCTGGTCATCTGCCAGGTTGCCATGCCATTGCCACTTAACACTTAAGGCCTTTTGTTTTGCTCTCCATGACATGCAATGCTCTACTAACTGCTCTGGTGTGGGCGATGATCCCTGCGCTCCTCGCCAGTCGTTAGTGTACCAGTCCTCGATTATGTCGTTCCATGCCCACCTTGCTTGAGGGTCAGCACCTGCGATAAACCCAGCCTTGTATAAAGTTTCCACTGCATCCATTACTGCTTCCAGTTTGTGGGTTTTATTAGTAGCTGTCCAGAAATCCATAAGCTCCTTACTTAACCCTAATGCTTCTAATACCACTAATAAGGTTATCCGCTTAAGGTCTTTTTCATACGTTCGTTTCCAATATCCTGGTAAATCTGTTAAGTGATTAGCCAATGTAGTCATTTATCCGTCCAAATAATGTAGTTGTTTTTTTCTTGTCTTTTCTAACTCTATTCTTACTCTTAATCTCTTTCTTAATATAGTCACTATTGTCAGCGTCTTTTGTCACCTCCACGTCACGATTTGTGACACCATCACGCCATCTTTGCAGACGTTTACGGTCACGTGCCGATAATGGAGCTTGGCGATCTTTCCATCCATGCACGATGAGCTTATTTTTGCGCTCGATAACCACGCCAGCCTCTTTTAATTGTTCAATTAGTGCAGTAGTTGTGTCCTCTTGCCTTCTCAAACGCCAGGCTAGGTGTTTAATGTCGGGAATTAGACCATCCTTGTTGACCTCACCAGCCAATAAGTACAACTCAATAGCCAGGCGATAAAGATTATCGGGCAATGTAGCTACCTTAGGGTCGTCTAACAATTCTATATAAAGCCGTATCCATAACTTGGGTTTATTCATTAAGGCCACTCCTAACTCGATTGTGGGTAATACATTGTAATATAGGCAGGTTGTCTATACTTAAGCAGACACTGTGACCGCTTAACAACCTGCCTATACAAGGAGAATATAAGCACGCACCACACCATGCACGCGCTACGCTATTCGTTGGATGGGTCGGTGTCACCCTAACCACTACGCTGCTCCAGTAACAGCGTCTAATACTAGTTTATTAGCCTTGCCTGCTGCCTTGATTTCAGCATCAGACGCATCAGGCGTTATCGAAGTTAGCTCTTTGGCTGGAATGCCTTCGTCTTTGCACTCCTTCCAGAGCTTATCGAACCGATCCCTCAGCGCATCACTAGACTGCCCAGAGTTCACGCCCATCATTTCCTCCGCAGGAGTGACCTCGTAGCCTGCCAAGTTCATAATCCATGAGAACGCTAAACGATAAGCCTTGCCTGTTGCCCTAGTTACTGCCATACTTCTGCGAGCATAAGCTGGACGTTTCTGCCAGGTAGGCTCATCCATACCAACCATTGCGCTTCCACGCCCGACAACCTGCTGATCACTGGCTCTAATAAGCTCAACAGTAGCCACTATATCACCGTCTTGTTCCTCTACTGATAACTCTCTAGGCAAAACCCCTAACAGTGCGCCTAGTGTCGTCCAGCCCTCCACCTGGACATATGCCTTACCATGTATCTTTATGTATAACTTCCTCGTATCAATCACATCCTTCAAGGTTGTAGCTATCTTAGAAGCAATAGCCAAAACTTCCTCTGGTCCACTTGCTACCATAGTGCCTAAGTACAACTCATTTCTTGGTACTATCTGTGTGTCCTCATACTCGATTACTGTCGTATCTGTCATTGTTTTTTATCCTTTTTATTATCAAGTCTATCAACTTTGTTATTCTTACGCTCCACCATTGCGTCATATTTATCCATGCCCTTCATGTTTTCACGTGCTACACGTTCGGCATATTCTAAGTCACTCTCCATGTGCCCCTTGTTTTTCTTACGCTCCACCATTGCATCTTGTTTGTGCTGAGGCAAATGGTTGCCCTTAGCAAAAAACTCATCCCAAAAACTATGTCCATCTTTGTCGTCTCTCGGTGACATACCAATTACATCGAATACTCTATCCTCTTTATTCATACCGAAACCCTTACTTTTTCAAAGTATTTCCTGGATAAATTAGATAGTGTTTTTGGGTCGTCCACTGGCATCTCGATTACTGTATTGCTCTCACGCATACCAGACTCAAACAATGCGATGTCATCACCGAACAGATCAGTACTGTCACCGCTTGTAAAATGTATGGTCAGTATCTTAACGTCATCACGATACCAACTACGTGTATAAGTAACCTCGTTTAGGTTTACATACAGCTTGCCCACTAGCTCCACGAAAGCATAACTCATGCTGCTACCTCCTTTATTATAGTTTTGTTTTTGACTAACTTTTGATAACAAACCTCACAGTACTGCAGTCCATCTACCACGTCAGACAACAACTGATTTTGAATATCTAACTCACAATAGTCACAAGGACTACTCGTGATTTCAAAACGCCCTTCGTGTTCCCACCAGGAACTATCGTACTCTAGCCTTGTTTGGTTTTCCACTTGTAAGCTCCTTTGCTTGTTCTAAATACAACTCTAACGCACGTTTGACTGTTGCGCTTACCGTCCGATCCTCCAGTTCGGACTGGCGTATTATGTCCTGCTTTAGTTTAGATGATACATATCCTGCTATCCACGTTTTATTACTCATAATATGGAGTTTAGCATATACATCAAGGTTTGTCAAATGTTTACAACGAGGACATGCGAGTGCGTCAGGCGTTCAACATTTCATTGCAAGTGATAGATTGCTAGTATAGTCAGGTGTATTTGTTTGTATGTTGGTTTATATTCTTCATCCGCTTACGCCTGACGCTACGGATGGTATTGTCATTATACTATAAACAAGACAACGCCTGGTTTTGCCAGGCGTTGTGCAAAGGAGGCATCACACGCACTACGTGGAGGTTAGTGCATAACGTGATGTAAGTATTTTACCATAGTGGCTTAGTCAGTGGGATAGGCAATCCATTTAACGAGGTTGTTAGGATCTGAAGTGCCTTCAGAATATAACCGCAACCAAAATCCACCCAATGCTGGCGACCCAAAACCTTTTTGTTGACTCCAGCTATCACCATTTTCATAATCACTAACATAACATCCAGTTTGTAGATAAATTCTATTTTGGTCTTCCACTATCGTACCGTTAGCTGAGATCCGTTCATATGGCATCTGCATGGAAAAACGATTATGAATATGGCCTCTTACATATACATCTGCCTCCCACATAGCTACCGATCTATTAGATGCAATCGCCCCTTTGGTTACAGGACTATTGCCACCAACACCATGATGGTATTTCAAACGCACTGTTTTTCTACTACCGCCAGTGTGCGCTTCACACTTGAACTGCATCCAGCCAGTATACGGTGCTACGATAGGGCGAATGCCAGTTTCTGCATTAATATGTGTTGCTAATATGGATAGTGGATCGATCTCGTGGTGTTTTTTATAACCTAACTCGTGATTACCTTGAGCAATGAACATTATGTTTTTTGCGTAAGGCGAAAGAAATTGTGCTGCGTCCTCCATAACCGCACCAAGATAATCGTCAAACATATATTCTGGGCGCAAAGCGTGCTTGGCTGCCCTCCTATCTTTTTTGCCTTGCATCAAATCGCATGTATCACCTACCAGGAGGATGCCTGCGTCACGTTCCACCGCTTGGTCTAAATGTTTTTTTATTAATTTGCGATCACAACCCACTGCATCGTAGTGAATATCCGATACTATTAAAAAGTATTGTTCCCAACCACGCCTATATTTTAGCCTAGTAAAATACGCACCAGGACTTTTACCCCTTTCTATTTTAGGTATCATATATTATGCTGCGAATATTTTACCAACCAAAGCGAGTACAGATCCTAATACAACCATTACTAGTCGCATCAACCACTGTATATTTGTTTCTATTGCACTAACACGCTCACTAAGTTTACCCACATCATCCTCCAAGTCGTCCATGCTGTCTGCCATACGCTGATGGTCATTTGCCATGCGTTCTGAACTATGATTAAGTATTCTAATATGATGCCTTATTCTATTAAGTACGTCCTTATATTCCTGTTCCATGATTAGGTCGCCCACCAACTATATACGCAATCGGTGTTCCTGTCCATACTTCATGCGGAAACGAATTTCCGCTTGCAGTTGCTATAAATGCGTATGCTGAATGTACTATTGGATCTAAACTATTCACATACGTAACGTATTGGTTGCCTTTTACATCCGATGTAATACCCTCTTTAGGGTTTGAAAATTCAGTAATGAGAATGGGCTTGTTGCCACGCACATAATTACGATAATAATGACCTGCATTTCCACGCATCTCATCTTGATTGGTAAAGTAACAATGCGCCCCGATCCAATCACACTCGTCTACCACACCAGTCGCTACTGCCTGTTGCCAAAATGGCATAGCTGCAGTCCTAATGTTGGGAATATAATCGCCTGGTGACAAGCCCGGCCATCCTATTTGTATTTCAGGACACGCCCTTCTATACTCACCAGCAGCTCGTGCTAGAAAACCAGCAAACTCAGCACCGTTATTCCAACAGATGGTATGTCCTTCAACATGCAAATTGGGTTCATTGTGTATTTCGAACATTCTAACCCCTGCCTGGTAATGTTTCTTTACGTCCTGGTAGGTAGCCTGTAAAAAATCATCTACAGTATTATGTTCCTGAGAAGGTTGCCACATAGCCCTAACTACAAAGTGCATATTAGGATTGATCCTGCGCATTTGCTCAATCGTATCAGGACTTTCGGTGGACAATATCTTAAACGCTTCGATCTTGGCTTCCTTCACCATCGCAGGTATGGCAGGTATAGCTTCGCTACCATGTCCCCAACAAGCATCAGCAGACCCATGCAAGCCCCACAGAGCGTGGCTTGTTGGCTCTATAGACGGCTTGTCAGGATCAGGAGTAGGAATTTGATCTCTTACTACCTTAACTCCTGGATAATACTGCTGAAACCACTGTTCTGCGCCTTCGTGTTTCCCATGCAATATAACTGTACGGTCATCTAGGTTGCCAATACCTGCGTCATCGTATGATGCCGTCACGCTACTACGTGCCTCGTAGGCTTCTCTTGCTACCTGTACCCAAGTATCAATAGATGCGTTTTGTTCTACCAGGTGTACAACCCTAGCGTATTGAGTGCGTGGTTCACCTCTATTCATTTCATTATCCACCACCACAGATCTGGACTCGGATCGGGATAGCAACCTTGCTTCACTGTCTCGTCTCCGCACAAGTGCTGCAAGTTTGTTGCCGTTACTGTAGACGTACTCTTTAGCGTGTTCGGACGCTTTAACAAAATCACCTGCATTACAGATTGTAACGATTTTGTTCGCACCAGCCAGCCCCAGATTGTAGACCAAACTAAGTAAAGCCGTTTGTTGGTCGGGCGTAGGTTCGAAAACCAGTTTCTGTTCCAAGCCTTGCGCAAAGTGTTCCAGCGCATCACGCAATCTTGTTTCAGCTTCCTCAATAGATATAATTTCATGTGCATCTTTCGCTCTTGTTCCATATCCTATAGAATAACGCCCACCTCCACCGTCAGCGTATGCCTTCCGACTAAACCCCTCTTGCGCCATTATAAACGCTAGATCCTGCTTACGAATTTCCATATCGTAGTATAATTATATACAATATCAACCAATAAGACTTTTGCTTGATATATGGGTCAACAAGTTTACATTAAGGCAAAAACCCTGACATTCGAGATCAGGGTTTTTGTGTTAAAGCGTTATAAATGTCCTCACGTAGTTGATTACACAATTCCTCTTGACTTTCAGGAGGAACAGGACCAAACATAAAATCTGTTATAAAACAAAGATGTGCCTTATTCATCTCCATCTGTTTGTTTATTCTGATTGTTGCTATCGTATTCCACACAGAAGCTAGTACAATCACAATTACCAGACAGCTTATAGCTACATCTATCCATGTGTTGTTGTTCTGTTGTTCGTTCATCAGCTTGGCTCATTTGGGTACTCCACATCATCAGGATCATCGAAGTCTTGTGGTATATCTCTTAGCTCTTGTCGGTATGCTTCCCAATCTGACTTATCTTCTAAAGGAAAATCTGCCATCATCACGTAATCACATTTAGCCAGCAGGATGTCACGTTCTGCCCTAACTATATTCCAAGGCAGCTCTTGTGCCATGATTTCAAGCTCAGCAGAAATAGATGCCGAGCTTGGTGGTGTTTGCGATGGGTCAAGATATTCGATGACTTCATCATCAGTACCTATGTTTGATACTTTGAATTGTATGTCAGGGTCTAACCGCTTTACGGCTTCGCCTTTGTTTAGTTGATATTCATGTTGTATTGTCATGTTCCGTCTACCTCCATTGCAATTAAAGTAGCTCCACAGGTGTTCATGCCTGCGTAAGTCGTTCCACCACCACTTGCATTACTAAACATCATCTTATAGGTACAGGCGCTAGTAGTCGATGGGCTGTCTAAATGCGTCACTGTCTGTTGCATAGTAATTTGTGCGCTTGCTTCTATAAAACCCATACCTGTAGTCTCGCCTGATAATCCGTCAGTTGTTGCACCGCCAGATATTGCACGCTGTAAATCTATAATAAAACTATTGCCAGCAGGATTGTATCCAACAATGCCCCCCACAATCAAAATCTTATTTGATGAATTTGCAGGCGTTATAGACACTGCAGGATCATCGATAGTTTGCAATGTTGAGCTAGTGGTACTATATTGAACGCTGCCATAATCCACCACCGCCTGCAATATCTTGCCACCGCCTGCTGCTGCTTCAAATGCTGGTGGTTGCCCTGCTCCTGCGGAAGTAAGTACCTGTCCGTCACTACCAGTTGCAACAGCTACTGGATCGCCACTACTATCATATGAAATGAGATTGCCATCAGTTCCCCCAGCCATTTTCGCTAAAGTTATAGAATTATCAGCTACATCAACAGCAACGGTAGCAGTATACCAATTAGTGGCATCCACAGCTATATATCTGCGTGAACTACCTGCAGCAAGTTGATTGGCATCTACTGCATTAGCTGATCCCCCATCTATAGCGTCACCAGTAGCAGGCCATATTTTTAGAGTCTGAGCCGAATCGTCATTGATAATTAATATCTCTAGACCAGCTACAGCAGTTGGTAATTTCACTCCATCACCGTTAGTACCCACTACAGTTACACGATTTGTATTTTTAGTAAGTGCAGTAGCACCAGCTTGAGTTTGGGTTGTACCTGCTGTAATGGAGTTAGTTACGCCAAGCAACCAAGTGTTTAAGGAGGTGTTTACATCGGTGAATGCACCAGCAGGATTAGTGCCTAGCTCAGTTTGCGTAGCAACAATAGCACGTTTTAGTTGGTTAGCCCAATTAGCGACAGGCACAAAGTACACAGTCGCTCCATCCGCATGGGTAGCAGCCGTAGTGCCATTCGCAGCTCTAGTGCAACTGGTTAGTGTCGCCCCCGATACTCCTGTGTAGTGTATTACCTCACTGTCTATCAAACAGTATCCAGGCGCATTCACTCCTGATATAGTTGCTGTAGTGGTGATTGTTGTTACTGAATTAGTATGCGCACCCGACAACGTTAAAGACTTCTGGTTTACTTGATCGCCAAGTAACGAAGTATTATTATCTAACGCTGCTGGATAATTTGAAGTAGTTGTTTCTGCCATTGTTTACTCCTTAAATAATGTTAGCCCACGCTCCATTTTCATAGGCTTGTAATTTATTTGTACTACTATTATAGATCAACATGCCATTGCTTGCAGAGATTTCATCTCTTTCTGTAGTAGTTAGCGAGGGCATTTGTATGTAACTGCCTGTAACTTGTGTTTTGTCATCTCCTGCTGTTATTCTCATGCCCTGTGTTTTATCCCATGACAACGAGTCGCCCACTTGTCCTAATCCGATACCAATATCGTCAGTAGCACCATAATCTAAAAAGCCTGCTAGTCTGCCAAATCTACCATACGATTGATAATCCGTAGCATTTGGTCCATCACGCCTTACAATGCCGATATAAGGACCTGAATTTTCTGTACCTTCTAATTCCACCCAACCACCATATGCCGATGAGCCTGTACCACCAAATGAAAAACTAGACTCGCCAAAGATCATCAATACACCATCCGTAAATTCTGACTTAGTATAGGTAAAGTAGCCTGCAAATATACTACCTTGCGTACCTAGCATTGCCCTAGCCCATCCATATACACTACCGATACCACCACTAGGTGTATGTGCAGTAGGTGTATAAAGAAATCCAGTCTTACCTTCACCCCACATAGGCGCACGTGTTGACACAGATGCAGACCCACGAGTAATAACAGACTCGCCAGCCGTAAATGCAAAAGCACCAGTATTTTCTAGATCTCGGTCAACTGTATATCTATACCCACCTGTGATAGCAGCTCCATCATTCGTAACACGTATCCATTCCCTTCTAGTTGCATCAGGAGACATATAAATCATACTATTACGGTTCATAGTCTGTGTTTTGACATCAATGGTAAGCGCATCATCGGCTAGATCATTCAACAATACATCACTAGCATCATTTACTATGAATGTACCTGCTGTACTATGTTGAGTATTAGTTTGGGTAACTGTGCTTTTGAGTAGACCACGTGCAGTTATATTTTGAAACTCAGCCGAACCGTTAGTACCATCTATATTGAAACCGCTAGTATTAGCACTATAATTGCTAGACCTAATATACTTATTATTACCATCAATAACAATATTGGGAGCTGCCGATCCAACCGTTATCTTTTGATTGCCAGCATCTAACACTATGCCAGTAGCAGTAAGAGTATTACCCGATACAGTCCAACCACCAATCGTACCTGACGTAGCTGTAATACTACCTGTAATAGTAGCGTCAGTAGCTGTTATGCCACCATCTTTTTCTACTCTAAAAGGTGCTGATCCTGCCGTAGCATGTCCAACCCATATTCTATATGTAGCATCCTGGCTATCTACTCTTACTATGTTATTGCCAGTCCCTAACAATAGATAACCAGCACTAGCTAATGTGGCATCATTTCTTGCCAAAGAGGTAGAATTGATTGTCCAACCAGCTATCTCACCACTAGTAGCATATATAACACCTCTAGCTGTAATATCGTTGAACTCCGCATCACCACTACCTTCGATCTGCCAACCAGCCGAACCAGCCGTATAACCCTCTGATTTCAACCCACCACCAGCCCCAGCGACACCTAGACCTGCACCAGCTAATGTCATTTGACCGATTCTAGTGGTACGGTCAATCATAATAGTGCTAGGTTGTCCAGCAATAATACCTAACTGTAGGCTAACCTTATCAACCAGATCTAATTTAGCCTTTAGCTCCGATAACTCTGGAGTAGTTAACTGGTCGGATTCTTTGAGTAATAATTCTGCTAATCTACTTTCGCCTGCCATTACATACCTATTTTGTCCCTTACAACACTAACTGCCATATCATCGGTCATTATCTCGGACTCAGTAATAGTTACCAACGGAGTCAACCAACCCTGTTCCTCAAATAATCTCGCTCTCTTGAACTCATCAGAAGTACGTTTCTCACCTTCATGCCAATATTGTCCTTCAATTTCTATTGGAATACTCTCAGGCCATCTACGCACAATAAAATCTAAGACCATACCACCTGGAAGCATTTGTCCACCATAAAACGATACCTGGAATTGTATATCTTGTTCTTGAATTCCTATCTCTTTGAACGCTTGATATACTCGCCATTCCAAATCGGAAGCTGATTTGCCTTGTATTGAATACGGAGGTCCTTCGTCCTGGGTCTTATCGTCAATAAACGTACCGTCCTGCGTTGGTGCGCTATAAGCACCAGCAGTAGACCAAGTAAAAACACTAGACTTATATCGTGTTGCCACATTATGCCTCTAGTATTGTCATGTTACCCACCCACTGTACAGTATCAGTTTCGCCTGGATTGTATTGTGTCATGGTAAGTGACGCAGGATCTATAAATACAGTCCGATCATCAGTCAATTCATCTACTGTGCGTAATGTAAGAGGAGATGCACTTTCAGCCCATGTCTTTAGTTGAGTCTCTACAGTGCCAGGATCTTGTGTATCCTCATCCCCAAGTAGGTTTACATTACCACGTCCGATCTGGAAAGTAGTGGGATACTGGAACTTGACAGGAAGTTTAGCTACCATCTCAGTAACTGTAGCTGATACTTTGGGAGACACAGTATTACTATTAGTTAGCATTCTAAACCGCAATCTAATACGTCTACCTGTAACAGAGCCACTACCAATGTCTTGACTTTGAATAGGACTGGTATTAAATGTAGCCAAGCTAGTCCATGCACTAGTATCCGTAGCATCATCAACCTGGTACTCAACCACAATGGTAATATTGCTGGATAGTTTTTCAGAAAATATCTTAAGCTCATTGAAAAACTTGGGTAGATCAACCATATTCTGTGCCATCCAGGAAGTGATCCAATATCCTTCGTGTTGGTAGGTCATATTGCTATCTTGATATGGGTTGAATGTTCGTTCAGGATATGGTATAGAGATAAGATCGCCACCGCATCCAACCCAGATCTTATGTGGTTTATCAGGTACAACCTGGTATCCCAATGTTCTTATACGTTCACCACTCTCAGGCGCACGCATCAACTCTGACCAGGCATTTTCATATATCATCACACTACTAGTCCCACTATCACCAGCATCCATACTTGCTACAATATATTTCACTATTGGCATTAAAGAAGTGATTGGTCCTTGCCTACCATCAGGCATTCCAGCACCTTTGACTGGTCCAACGTCATCGAGCGTACGTCCATATAATCTTTCTACTGAATACATAAAGCTCAGGAATAAATATGGAGAATGTATTGCAGCAGCTGATCCATTTATAGGAGATAGTTGTGTTCCAAAGTCTGCACTTAGTTTGTCAGGTAGATCATTTTGGATGGCATAGATACCATCCTCTTTGAAGGTAAAAATAAGATTATCATAGTCTATTAGGTTAGTGATTTGAGCATTGTTTGCTCCTACACGTATAGCACTTTCAAAGGTGATATTAGTTCCCCATGCCACTTGTGGTCCTCTACTAACACTAACATGCCCATTACTATCTGAGTTTAGCGCACGCCATATCTGGTATCCATTTACTTGATCTCTAAATACGTGTAAAAACACAGCTTTATTAGTGCCATCCGCTGCCCACTCAGCAGTAAACGTACCTGAATTATTGTAATGCCTAAATCTACGAAGTGCCGTATCATCGCCTTGTGCAAAATAACATATATCATCCGCAGGAGCGACACTGTTTACAGGTTCAGTCAGACCATGTCCAGTGATCTCTGTCCACTTACTGCTACCTAGAATTACATACTCTGTAGTTGTAGTATGTGTTTCATAGAATGCAGGCGATACGGTGAGTGCAGTACCTGTATTACTAGCTATTACACGTGTTTCGCTTTTGCCTGGTCCTTTGACAATTTTTACTACTGACCCAGCCCACTCATTAGTAGTCCAAGATTTGGTGGCATCATTGAGCAATAACTTATTGGCACTGTTATCATCGGCAGCTCCTCGATCACCATTCAGGTAGACTTTGGGTGCAACAGTGCTGTCATCAGGTGACTTCACACTATATAAAGCACTTCTAAAATTGAAAAATACCCACTTGCTAGGTACAGCTACATCAGACACCCTATAATAGGGATTGCCACCAGTAGTAGCGATCTCCCAATGATTAGCTGTTGTACCAGCCGTACTAACTAGTTTTATCTTATAAGTAGTGCCAGACGAAAGACTTTGTGTAGTAGACCAATCAAACGAGTGTAATACACTTACTGTATCGGTTATTACCGATGTGCTAACTGTAGCACTTTTTAATACACTGTCACTGGCATCTAATAGTTGACACGTAAGGACAGCACTTGGAGTACCTACTCTACGTATCCACACCTGCGCCTTATCTGCAGCATATGAAGCACTTGCACTAAACGAACTCACTACATTCAGACTACCAGTAACTAAACCTGTCCAGGTCACACTACCTGGTAATGACATATCTTGGCTACGATAGCCAGTAGCATAACTCCATTGTGGAGCTAAAGTTACCTGGTTCTCAGTCATCATCCAGGAATTGTGGTTATCATAAAACGCATTCTTATTAGTTTCAAAACCCTCAACGCCACGCCCACCTAACCAATCGGACTGTGTTATAGCACTGTATGGCGGTTCAAGATCACCGTATTTACTTTGTCCAGTAGACGTTTTTAGTGCGCTACGTCTATATGGCACACGCCTCATTGCCATAATATTAGGTGTAAATCCACCTCCACCACTAGCCATACCAGCTATCAAACCAATAGTTGTACTGCCGTCAGCTAGTGACAAATGATGGGTAGGATTTGCTGTAGTAGGATTAACTGTAATAGCCATAATTATTGATACCTAGCTTGTCCTTGAAACAAATCTCTTATATCTCTATAATCATCAGATGATGTCTGTCCTTCTGTGCCAGTAAACCGTAGAGTTTGTCGTGGTAGTACATTACTTGGCTCACTACCAGATTTTTCTACGACTCGCCATTTTCTAAACTGTTCCTTGTAAATAATATTCCCATCTGGATCTCGATGGTGAGGCTTCCCTTCGTTGGGGGTGTACAATTCCCATCGAGTTCCAGCAGGCAATTTGAAGGCATCCTTCGTAAAGTAGTCATACTTACCTTGCAATTCAGGTGGTATTGCCCATGCCTTCTGTTCGCCAAAGTATGTATATTGATGCTGTGGATAGAAAGCACCGAAATCACCTTCATTCCATGCTTTTATGTCAGTAGGATCATATAATGCTTCAGGTATATCGTCACCTCGACCAGTATATTTGGCTAAAGCAGGTTGTGTAATATCAGCTACCAGTTGTTGAAAACTGCGATCATCAATACCAGCTGCAGCTTTAAGTTCTGATATATATTTGTCAGCACCAGGATCTCTGCTAGTTTTCGACACATCATCTAGTACATGAATTGCCTCATGTCCAAATATTCCAGCTAAACGGTCTATATCCTGGTAACTCATATCCTTATTGTCTGGATTATAATAAAAACCTCTAGCATTTGCTCCCATTGCTCCCGCTGGTGTATGTGCTACGATTGGTGTATCTCTGATTATTTCTTTAGCTGCATCAGTAAGATCAGATCGAGCGAGAAAGTGGTCTCTTGCTGTTAATACCATATCGTAAGTAACATCAGAACCTAGCTCGCCTGTTTGTTTCAGGTGATCCTCGTAAGACTGCCCATGTCCACCTTTATGTGGCTTTTTTAAATAATGTAGATTGCTACCAGCTTTAGATGCCTCAGGATGTACAAGGCTTTGGTTTGCCTCTGTAACTCTATCAGCTACCATTCCTGCTATTTGATAATCTGATGCGTCCTTAGCCCGTGTTTCGAACCATATTTTCCGATCAGCAGCTTTTTCAGCTAGTCTATCAGGACTCAATATGTTACCTTGATAATCATAACCTTTAGCTGCATTCCAACCGCCTTTTTCATACCATTTATCGTCTCGCAAATACCGATCTGTCTTTACTTCAGCATGAGGTATATTAGTAACACTAAATCGGCCTTCTCCTCCTTGATCTGGATATGTTTTCTGCATACCCTTGTTAATTGGTCCACCCGAACCCGATATACCTATAGTTTTATCCCTACCTGTAAGCTCTACCAATGGTGTATGACTTGGTAACGAATACTTAATTTGATCATTTTCTAACCTAGCTGTGCTAGATAGTTGTCCTTCTGCTGGTTTCAGTGTTTGGTATTGGCTTCTTGGAGGACGAGTGTTAGGTGCAGTAACTTGTCTAACGTTGTTAATGCTACGTGTAAGTTTTGTGTTAACTGGTGAAGCCTTACTGCTTTTTCCCTCTCGTGCTTTTTGTCTTGCCGTTTGAGCTTGTTGTCGCCTTGTATCGGCTCGTTTTTGTTCCTCAGCATGTCTTTCGTTTTCCAGATCCATCTGATACTGCTCAGGACTTCTTTCATTAGATGGTGGATTATAGGTGATCTGGTCTTCAATACTACCTCCAACATCGCCTGGTCGTGCAGGAGTATCTGATCTACGTCCTACTACTGTAGAAGGACTTATACGTGGTCTATCAACTATTGCATTATTTTGACCTAGCCAATCAGATGGTGAGGATGATGATGTAACTTGTGCTACTGGAGCAGGACTATAAGCAGTTTCACGCTTTTCTGTAGCTCCCTGCCGTCTAGTATCGGCACGTTGTTGCGATGCGCTTTTACCTAAGGTCGAGTATCTATTTCGACCTGCTGGGTTAGACCCCTGTCCTCCATAGCGTGCCATTAGACGTTCGTCTCAATAGTAGTGTACGGCTTATTTTCCATCCATAATTGTGGTAGTTTTTCAGGTTCATGTATTGGGTACAAGCGTTTAATGCGTTCTAGTTTTGCATTAGCTTCATTGAATAGTTGTACAGCCGTAGCATTAGACGAGCCGACTTTTATCAATCGCCATCTATATAGACGCATTACTGCCTCAGCTATCAGACGCTGACGTGGCACGTAGTCACTGATCTGTCCAGTATCATCACGTACAGCAGGATGCTCTGCCATGTAAATAAGTTTTATTCCATAACCTGCTGGTAATTGCTCATCAAATATTAGCTTACCGACTGCTCCACCAGCCGTCCATTCAGTACGCCAGGTACGTAATCTGCGCCAACGAAACGGTGCAGTAGTAGCTTGCGCTAACCACACTTGTCGCAAATCGTATTTGGCAACCACAGGTAGATTATATTCACGTGTACTGGCAGCTGTATCTAACGTGGTACTGTCAACAGTACCAACTCTACCTATATCTCTTAATGACTCATTTACGGCTTGGATCATTGCCCAACGTGGATACCGCTTATTCATTACACCATAATAGTCACCACTAACTACTGCTGCAGAAAATGCTTGTGTGGTTATAGTGCCACCACTTGCAAAATCAGTAACTAATTTGGACTGTCCTTCAGGCGCAGCACTTGCACCTCCTGCATCATAGACTATAAATGCAGTTCCTCCATTGAATACATCAGCATCCTCATCACGCCCTACATTATCTACTATTGTAGTAGTTGATCCACCTGTAGCAGTACCTTCACGTAACATTCCAGAGTCACGTGCTACTCCTAAAAGGATGTCAAATAAATCGGCCATACTACTCCATATTTAGCTTAGTCAATAAATCCTTATCTCGCACTAATAGTACTTCGCCATTATCGGCTTTTACTCGTGCAGAACGCTTGTTCGCTTTAACTACAGTTACTTGTCCATAGTCATCATGCACAAGTGTATCGCCTTCTGAAGCATCAGACCAAGATGCTAAAGGTGAACCCATATTGCTTTTTGCCTCTTTCCAGGGCAAATCGGGTACTGCAAAAGTCTGTTGGGTGTGTCCGCTTTCACGCACATCATAATCAAAATCCCTTTTCATAAGATCGGCTACTTCCTCAGGATGCCGACCCAAATGCTCAGGTACAGTATTATCATTTACCACAGCAGACCCATTTTCAAATTTAACCCCGAAGGTTTTACCACTGTAATTACGATCCTTTGTGTTAATAATATGCTCAGACATTTTTAGTCTCCTTATATATTGTTCTAAAAAACAAGGACAGAGGACAAAGTTTCTGCCATCTGCCCTTATTTTAGTTTTTACTAACTACTACGATACTACAGTTTCGTCAGGTCCAGGGAAACCACTGGCAATACCATTAGCCATTGTGAAGCTAGGGCTAGATGATCCACCAATGTCATAGTTCAAGCGCAAATACCTCTTGCTTGATTGTACCCTACGAGTATGTCTACCAGTGGCTGTGATCTGATCAAAGGTAGCCAGAGCCTTATAGGTTGAGTTATCGGCACTTTCCTGAACAACAATATCCATAGTAGGCGAACTACCTGAAACTGCTGTAACCGCAACTTCAATTACAACACCGTTTGCAGGAGTAGCACCTATATCTAGGACAGAACTGTTGCCATCTGCAGTAACTGCAGCAGCTGTGAACATTAGATTACTATCAAACATTTTTCATTCCTCCTAGCTTGCCGCCATCTTGAAGCCTTTGATACGAGCAAGGCTATATTGTCCGACCTGCTGGAAGCCGTATGCCCAATCAATTCTACGAAGTAGTTGTGGGGCTGTTTCCATTTCCGCAGACACATCATAAGGTGCTAATTCATTTAATTGCAACCCTCTAAATGCGTCATCGGCATTGAAACGTGCCACATAGATTGAGGAACTGTCACTTCCACCATCGCCTGGGTTTTCTGTTGAGGTGATTATTTCGGTGCTTTGGTCAGCTTTCAGACCAACATCAACGAAAACGCCACCATTGAAACTATCGAATGTACGATCCCACTGATCAGTATTCTGATCGAGTAGACTTACTCTACGTAGAACTTGTCCTACGCCCAAGTAACTTGCTTCATTCATTATTATTGCGCTAATGCCAGAATCGCTTGGTCCACCAGAAGCGGAACTACGATGTCCAACATATTTCAACGCTTTGTGAAGTGCATCTAGGAAAGAATTTTCATTAGCAGTACTTGCTAATACTTTCAAAGAGTCACCACTGGAAGCCAAGTCAATGGACATCCGACTTGGTAGGTTGGAAACCCTTTTTAACATACCCTCTGGGGTATCAGGATCAGATGCGTGATCACCGTTTATAGCTACGTTATTAAATTCGTAAGCCATAGCAGCAACTTTCTGTCTAGTCTGTGTGGTAAGAGGGTCTTCAATAACCGTCTTGTCCATAGCTAGTACACGATCAATCTTGATTTCACCACCGAGAATGAAAAGAGTTTCACTAACCTGCTCTGTTTTGCCTGTACTCTCAGTGTAACTTGCGCCTATGCGCCTGTGAGCTACACTTGGTAATTGGTCAGCCTGCCAACGATTTGCAGTAACACGCAATCCTTTTACGCTCTGAAAAGGAACCAATCCGATCAAGTCGGATTTACGCAGAAGGTCTGCCAATATACCTTGTTGGAGAGAGTCTCGGCTTTGTTTATACAGCTCATTTAGTGTTAAAGCCATTTTTCAAATCCCCTTAAGATTATTTATGTCCCATAATTTTTACGAGACTTTGCATTGGCTTGGGAGTAAAGACTGTCCAAGTTCACCGTATATGGATTACTTGGTGGTGCAGTACCTACTGCACGTTGACCACTAGTGCCAGGAATTGACGCTTGCGGAGGAGTCTTTTTATTGTTTTCCTCAGCCAATCTACTAGTTTTAGCCTGTCCTGCTTCAGTTATGCTCTGGTAGTATTCTTGAGGTGAACCATCTGTTTTGATAGCTTCAATCTCAGGATCGCCATCCTGTAAACCAAAGTTTTCCATCATTGCATTCCCAGCAGCTGTTATCTGTTGATAATAGGCTGTCTCTGCTGCAGACGCTACATTCCCATTCTGAGAGCTATTGTCAGTTTCCACAGGCTGTCGATATGCTTCATCTACTACCTGTTGTCTTACAGCTTTTACTGCTTCCTCTGGGACTTGTACTCCCTGAGTTTTCAGGTTTGCCATAAGGTTATCGGCTGCGTGTAATTGTTTTTGTACACGCTCCTCTAACTTAGTTGCTCTCCTATCCATTCTGCGTTGCCACTCTATGTCCACTTTATCGAACACATCGGACATACGCTCATCGAGCATTGCCGAAACTTTATCGGCTGTCAGACTACTATCATCAGTAGTCTCCTGTGCGCTTTCCTGAGTCCCTTCTGCCTGCTCCAGTTGATTTTCTGAAACAGCTTCCTCGAACGTTTGGTTTTCGCTCATGTTTCCTCCATAATAGAATAAAACTTACTTTTAGTCAACAAGATTATACATTATATGCTAGTTTGTTACTGCTACCTCTTGCTCTGGCATACTACCAGCCATTTGTAGCATCGCACCATCGGATTTTTCAGCTAACCATATTTCAAACGGCTCAGTGCTTCCACTAAGTTCCCATTCGCCACGCAAAGCTCTTATTGTTGCATCGCTTAGACCACCGCCCATCAATCCAATAACCCACATACGTGATAGTGCTGGGTTGTGTGTAAATAATTCATCTACTGTTTCAGCGATTTCCTCAACAGGAGTAGTCTCTACATACTGCTCCAACTCAGGATATTCCTCTAACCATTTACGTTTATTATCCCAAACTGCATTTAGAACTGGATTAGCTTCCAAGAATTCGTCAGAAGCATCACTAGCTGCCTTGAGCGTTTGTACTTTCATTGGATTTGCATCTTGCCAGTCACGTTCAATTTCCCAAGCCTCCTCTAATTCAGGGTTATCATCAAGGAACTTTTGGATCTCAGGGTGCTTTTCATCAAACGCATCGTCCCAATCTCCTAACTCTTTGAGATTTTTTTCATAGTACAGTGATCGCTCACTTCTACGTCTACGTGGATGTTCTTGAAGGAATGCCATTAGTTCAGGATTGCGACCACCCCATTTAGCTTTCCAATCTCGATGTTGTTGCATTTCGGGATGATCTGCTTCATATGCCACCTTATCAGGATGTGTCCGATCCCACTCCTCAGTGAAGTTCCAGACCTCAATTAGTCCCTTTTCCTCTCTAAAGTCCTTAGCTATAGTATGCGGAGAATCGTCTTTGTTTTTCTCTGACCAGTAGCTCATTAGTTCAGAGTGTGTGGATCTATAATTACGTAGTTGTTCTTTTGATGCACCACTATTCTTTAGTGTGTAATATTCAATTTCCATTGCAGCAGCATTCGGCCAATTTTCCTGTCGCCAGGATATAGCATTGTTTTTTAGTACACCGTACTCGCCCATATCTGCGCCATAGTTTGCCCATTTAGCATCACGTATAGCATAAAATTCCTTGACAGATTGCATATCGTAGTAAGCGTCATAGACCGTACCAATGTCAGGGAATAGTTGGGTTTGTTCTGCATAATACTCGTTATATGCTGGATCTAGTGATGCAGGTGGAGTTTCGCTAATAGTTATCCTGGAGTCCTTTGGAATGTCAAAATACTGTTCCCACAGTACATCCGCATTCGGCCATAATAAATCTTTGACAGCACGCTTTTGATTTACAGCAGGTATTCTATAGTAGTCCTCCTCCAGATCGGCAAAGTTAGGTACGTCCTTTTCGATCAATTTATCAATCTCTACCTGCTCAGGACTAGTCTCCTTAGCTTCTTTGAGATCAAAATATTGCTCATTTAGCTTGTGCCAATTATCCCACTGTTCATTTAGATTTGCGCCTTCGACACCAAATGCTTCTAATAGCGCAGCTCGTTCCGCACCATACTGATCATATAATACTGCCATTTCATATGGTGCATATTCGATTGGTATTTTGCCAATATCCTCTAATTCAGGTACGTCTGGAATATAAGAACCAATCGCTTTAGCCCACATCGCTAGTGTTTCAAGCGGAATAACACTGTAATCTCGCTTTGATCCATCCTCTGGTTTTTTTATAAATGAGTTAGAGAAAGTGTCGCCAAGTTGATCCTTAAGTTGTTTTTTGTATAGCTTTGGTAAATCAAACCATTTGTTCCATACATTATCTACCAAGAAATTGCGTAATCTTTCGTCTTTGTCATCAAATAAGGCTAACCTGGCTTCATATTCAGGATAAGCATCAAAGAACCTACTTATTGCTTCTGTGTCGCCACCTTCCTGCGCTGCCCAAGCTGCACTCATTAGTTTTTTCAATACTCGTTGCCTACGTTCACCTTCTGGATATAGTTGTCCTGAACTACCAAATATGAACGCATTCAATGTGCCTGCACCAACCTGTTCTGCTGAACGCTGTACAGCCTGTAAATATATATCACCACGTTTTTCGATCATCGCTATTTTAGCTTCGTTGACACTTATCAATCCTTCGGCAGCCATGTCGGATAACGCTCGATCTATACGATAATCGTCCCACTGATCATAAATTGGTAAATCAAATTTACGTCTTAGGTTTTCCTCGATATTTACACCGCCTGGTCCACCGATCCCTAGAAGCGCAGATATGGCTTTAAGTTGTCTTGTCATAGGTAGAGGTCCAATTCTTTCTGGCGTGCCTCTAAGGTACTGATACGCCCACATTAGGGGTACATGAGGAGATGCCGTCATCGTAGACCAGTCAAATGCGTCAAAGCGCAAATTTGAATCCTCTGCTTGAGCATTTTCTACTGCCCGATCATAAACTTGTCCTGAACGACTTTCCATAGCTGTATCAAATTCGGTCTGTGTGATCTTACCATCCTCAAGCATATCGTACAGTTGCCGATTGGCTTTCATAGTGGTCTGCTCCTGGCTACGTTGTCGTGCTTCAAACGGCCATAAAAATCTACCAAACGGCAAGCCTATATCGCCTGGGTTTATCCACATTCCACCGCCCATCCAGTCTGGCAAGAAAGGTAACGGTATCTTTACTCTACCTGCCAAACGGTCTGGGAAATCTGGTTGTTGTACCTGCGTATGTAAGAATTTATTCATACGATAATAAGCTGCTAACCATTTAGGTCGATCAATAGAATGTATTGCCCACTTACGCATACTAGTAGTTAGCCAGAACTCATATGGTGCAACTAAACCTAAGTAGTGATTTTGATTATATCTACGTCCATAATTCAATAGAGCAGCATCTCGTTTGTACTCGCCCCATTTCATAGACAACAGTTTACTTTCAGCCATGTTACCCTGTTGTTTACGCAACCAATCAGCAAATTGCTTGGCTTCGGCTGGTTCTAGACTTCGTATAAAATTACCAGAATTGACCGTATCCATAACACCATTCTTGGTCTGTGCCATATTTACCATATCGTCTAATAGAGGCATAGTCTGATACTGCATTTCCTCCATAGCATTACCATACGGTACAGGTTGATAACCCATTCGGTCTATCGTACCAGGCACTAGATCACCAGTAAGCTGTACCTCTTTCATTGCAAATGGCTGACCTTCTGCACCTGCGCCACTCCTAGAGTATTCACGCACCAGTTCATCGCCTGACAGTTTAATAGTACGAGGTTCTGGCTCATCCACAAAACGCACCAAAATGCTTTCGGCTATTGGTCTTACGATCTGTACAATATCATCATCAGGTTTAGGGCTAAGTTTACCTAGAATGATTGCCTCTCGACCATCTGCAAACTTAATGGTCTGGAAACGATCAGGATCATCCGCTACTTGTTGACCCATCTTTATTGGATCTAATTGATGAGTTGCGTTTGTGTTTTTCTCGCCTGCTACCTGGAACAATACATCAGGTTTAGAATATGTTGACCTAACAGCTTTTATACGTGAGGCTTTATCATTAGCATTATATGTTTTTATTTCTATACCTCTACGCTTAAGTCCGTCGATAGTAGTTTGAGGTGTATCATGTGGTACTACCATAGCAGCTACTTCATCAAATCGGACAGCACGATGTGGTATAGCCTCAAAATAGCGTGCAGGAGTTTCACGTATAACTTTAGCCAATTCTATTGCTTTATCAATTTGTGTCGGTGATACGCCCCGAATGTAAAATCGATCTCCTTCCATAGTTAATTGGAAGTCATCAATAGATTGAGGATCTTCAAAAAGCTCATAACCGTTTCTGCGTAATATACTTTTCATTACCCTACGCTGTGCATCAATATCAGAAACTGCAAGTGAGGCAGTCCTCTTGCCCATTACCGCTTGATTGAACTCAGCGATAGTTTCCATTACAAGATCCTCATCATGGTGATAAATTTTATGCTGTTTTCGTATTTTCGTTACTTCCGAATATAAACCTCTAGTGTCGCCTATATACTCTTGGACTATATCGGAAGGTTGTAGTTGATCGCTATATTTGCGTATTTGGTGTACGCTAGTAAACCTACGTGCAGACAAAGCACGTACCTTACCTTCGGACATTCCTTCAATTTCCCGACCAGGTTTTGGCAGACCTTTAGCTAAAACTACATTATTCAAAGTATATGGTCGCCATTCGCCTTGTACTTTAATGCGAGGTGGACCAAACATAGAACCTATTGTTTCTTGTACGTAGTTAATATAATCAGGTGTTCCATACTTAATTCTGCCACGCTCCAATGACCCTGCGAATATAGGATTGTCTGCTACGCTATAGGTTACTGCGTTAGTAGACACGTCAAAAGTTTGAGTGTTTAGCCCATCCAACCAACCTTGCCAGAGTAACGCACGTGCCTTCTCTATATCATTTTTTACGCCACCTTTGTTAGCTACATCTTTAATAACTATATCAGGAGACATATACTGCCCACCTTTAAAAAATGGATCTGGGTGTTCAACCGCCTTTTTGTGCAACTCAGCAGGATCTTTAATTACCTCATAGTGTTTCCGATAAACAGCATCTTTAAACTTTATTTGTGAGCCTTTTTCCATAGCATCGAAAAAACCGCGATCAATCCAATCCTTTGTTTTATAATAGTTAAGTACCTCTAATTTATCGTTTGATGTTAACGGAGATGTTTTTCCATCCTGAACTTTTACATAGTATGAAATTATTCGATCACCCTCTTCCAAACTATTCATTCGCTCTAAAGAAATAGCCTCTGGTAATCGATTGGTTTCCATCATGTACATATATTTTATAGTATCCATCATCAATGCTTTTTCGATGGCTTGTTGTTTATTTACATTCCATAGCCCACCTTCATCGATATTTCCGATCAAATTTTCCTGAAAGCCGCCTCCCTCATCCCAGTATTTACGTCCGATAGCCTCATATGCAGGTCGCATTCTAGCTGTCAAAGCGTCATAATCCTTCATCTTTACTCGTGGATAAGCTGGTATTGCTCCTCTTTTGCTGTAGGCATCCCTTTCGTAAACCCATGCACCTTTTTGTGGATCGACTACGTCCTTTTTGAAAATAATGGTGACGTTGCCAAAACCAGTATGTCCTAACTCCGACTTATGTATAGCAATACTAGGGCTAGGAAAACCACCTAAAGCCATAGCTTGATTTACACGTTCTACACTCAAATTGTGTGATGCGTATAAATTCTTGACTTCGCCACGTTGGAATAGTACGTCCTGTGATGCTGGTGGTGGATCAAGCTCTTGTTTCATCAGATCCTTAGCACGTTCCCATAAGGCTGGTTTGGAATTATTAGGTATTTCCAGCATTTGAGTCTGCTGTGGTGCAGGCTCTTTCTTAACTAATTCGTAATAATGCTTCAAGATAGTTCGGACTTTTTTCTCACTTCTAGCATGATTATTGAAATCCGTAAGTAATTCTTTTTGGAATGCGTTAAGCTCATCCCCAAACAGAGCCGATTGATCAAGATAATCCTGTACATTCGAATTGGAGCTTTGTTTGATCTCTTGCAATTTAAGGACAGACTTGCCTATATCCTCAGCAATAACTAAATCGGGTCTTATATTATTGGTTCTAGCCAATGCCTCTATGTCAGCAATATTACCAGCTTGTCTCACTACAGCCGTAGTGATATTTTTTACACCTAACTCATTAGTTTCAAATATAGAATTAGCTAATCGTACACCTGTTTCGCCTGGTATAGCCTTTGCAAATACTGCAGCCGTTAGTCTGTTGATAGCATCACTAGTTAACTTCATACCTGTCGCATCGAATAAAGCAGCACGCTCTGTCTCAGGTATACCTTCTATAAACGATTTAACAAAATCTCTGTTTTTTGCACTACGAAACGTTGCGTCCATATTACCAGTAGCATCTATATGTAATTTACGCAGAGACTCATCGCTTATTCTGGCTGCGTCCGCAACAGCCGTTTCTACTCTAGACATAACCTGTACAGTTGATACATTAGCTTCACGTACAAAGTCTGGGATCAATTTTCGGTTATTTAGTACACGTACTAACATTGGCATTTCAAACATACCAGGCTCATAATCCGTTATGCCATATGCGCTAACATCACCGCTAAATAACTTATTTAGTTCGGCTGTATATTTCTCCACATTTGCACTTTCAACACCTGCTGGATACTGTTTTGCTCCGAAAAGCCACGCAAGGTAACGTACATTACCACTTAATATTTGACCTTCTGGTGTAATAATTGGTGAACCTTCAAGAATACTATTGGTGTCTTTTAGTAGTTCGTCAGCACTTAACTGTTTAGAGATGTTTAATACTTGATCTGTACTAGCCTGTCGCCCACGTTGTCTTGGTTGATATTCTTGAGCATACTTTGGATTGCGCTTCATGGTAGTTAAAACAGACTCTGGTGGATGGTGACTAGCAATAATGTCTCTGCCTTCTACAATACGCCATTTCAGATCGTATTGTTTATTAGGATCAGATCCCCACCCTTTTACAGAGTTTCCAGTAACACCAGCTAGATCAGGATAATCATTTAATAACCGATCAAACAAGTCTCGCATTGCAGGTGATAGTTCATCCTCTAATGGAGAATTGACAATACTTTTATAAATGTTACGTAACCAGCGTTTTAGTTGTTCAAATACTATTTCTAAACTAGAGTTGGGAGCTTTACCTTCGGATAAATATTTTTCAAACCCACGTGCAAATTTTTCCTCTGCCTCAACAGACCAGTCGTATTTAGGTCCAAGTATTGGATCTTGGCTAACAAAAGTAGCACCTGACCATTCTGCAGCTATTGCCAGATCCTCCTGCAAAATAGAATTCCCCAGGAATCCGTCTCCTTCAAGTTCACGTCTAAATACATGCCCAATCTCATGTACTGCTGTACTTACATCTGACTGACTCATCATATGCAAGAGAGCCCTGCCATCCTCCAGGAATGTAACTGCGCCTTTCTCCGTTCCCTGTAACACAACATCACCAGTAGTTGGTGGATCTTTAGTTACACCTGCAAATCTATGGGCATACCATTCGTCAACATCTGCAACCTCACGTCTACTTACAGCCGATCTAGCACGAGCATCAAGTAACGTCATTACAGCTTCTACTTGACCATCAGTACCAGTAAAAGTTGTTGCTTGTGGAACACCTGGTTTCTCAAGTGCTATTTTTACTCGATATTCAGGAGCATTTATTTTCCATACATCACCTGTTACAGTTTCCCTAACATTTTCACGTCTACCAGACACAACACGCATTTGTTGCGTAGCTTCATCCCATCTTTTTTGTACCCTGGAATAATTACGATCAACTTTTGTTGTTTCACCAGTTTTTTCAAAGCCTTTGCTCTGCAAAAACTCCTCAACCGATGCTTTTGCTTGGTCAAACGTAGTTTTACGCAAATCGTTATAACGATATGCGTCACGACCAATATATACACCTACAGTATCTCGTAGTGGATTAGCTTGATCAAGCTGTATTGTTACGCCACCAGAGTCCCAATCAGGCTCTCGACCTACAATATAAGCTCCCATAGCCTCTACTGCTAGATCCTCTAATACGCTCTCGTTGTGCTTTCGATCCAACTTAGCCTGTTCGAAAACATCCATCTTGGGTTCTGGTTCAGGAGCAGGTCTATCAGCTAATGTAGCTCGTAGTTGTTCTTGTACGTCAGCACGAGTGCGCCAGGAACGTATAGCTTCAACAGAAGGAGCTTGTGGACCACCTGTTTCAGGAGCAGGTGCATAAACATCAAAGGAATCTTTAGAGCCAGCTTTGGTTTGCAGATATATTTTAGAATTTGGTTGATAACCTATTTCGTCCATTAGTTTTACGATAAGGTCTTTTTGTTTTTTGGTAATACCCTCTACATGGATGGCTATCATAGGCTCACCCTGTGCAGTTCTAACTATCTGCGTTGTTACCAGTTCGTCATACTGCGTTTGTAACTGTTTATTACCTAAATTTTGAATAAGAGGTTTTAATTCTGTTTCCAGCCATGCTGGATCTGACGCTATTCCACCTAGTCCACCCTGAGGAGCGTCAACAGCTTCTGTAACCACCACTTCCTTTGCCATTTCATTAGTAGCATCATTGATTTCTTTATCATTACTAACAATATCTCTAGCAGCTTTTAGTTCAGGATCAATGATCTTGTTGACGGCTTCCATGCCACCTTCGTCTAATGCTCTAGCAAGGTCATTACCTAGATCGTCTGTACCGTCAGGTAGTTTTTTGGCATCAAAGTTGGGATCTCTCGCACCACCTTCGTAGTAAGGTCTTATAATATATACATCGTTTTGATCAAGTGGAGTTCTGTATATAAAGTTTTGGTCAACTAACCATACTGCATTATGGTTATCAGCATACTCGCCTATAGCTACTAATACTGCTGGTCTATGGTAATCTTTCGGTATTGCGCCCCCTCTTAGATCGATCGCCCGACCTGGGTAATAGTCGAATAAAACCACATCACCAACTTCCCATGCGCTTTCACCATCCCATACTTTAGTAGCTCTTACACTAAAGGCTTCCTTTGCTCTCACCAAATAAGCTTTGGCTGACACCACGTCATCGCTAAATTCAGCGAATTTGAGTTTTGCATCCTCCATGCCTGCCAAATATTCAGGCTTTTGTCGCATAATTTCTAGCTTCTTACTAGCCTCTATATATTCCATATAGGCATTACGTAACGCTGGAGGCAGGTCTGCCACAACACCATAATCTAATGGTCGCCATAAGTCGTGTTTAGAGATCTCAATAGCTATCCCTTTGTCACGCTTGTAAGCATCGAATGCAGTTACATCAATAGCTAAAGAGTCGGCTACATCTACTGAATATCTGCTACTTCCTCTAACTGCGAACGCCCTCGTGATTGGCTCTTGCAGACCATCATCAATACGTTCTTGTATATGTTCTGAATACCAACGTGCTATATCAGCTTCATCTATACCAGCCTCTCTAGCGATTTGATATATAGTGGTATGTTTATCGTCTAACTCTACCGTGCCATATCTATACAAACCTTGTTCATCAGAAACTCTAGTATCTATATCAGTATTGGCAATAACTTTTTGTAATATTGCCTCAGGTGTTGATCCCAACGCCTTATAATCTTGAGGTCGTTCTACTATTGTACGTGCCACGACATCTATTAGGTCGATCTCATTACCTACTGCAACTAAATCGTTGTAGTCGTGTGGACTCATTACGTCTACATCATTCAATGAGTTTGTTCTAATAGCGTCAGGTGCGTCATCACCGTAATTCCATTTAGGTTGTGTTACGCTTTTAGCAGGTTCTGGATTAGGATCTATTTTTTCAGGCACATAACTACCATCAGTTTGTAGTTTGCCTGCTTGATCGCCTTTTACTTGAGCAGTAGCCTCAGCCGTTGTTAGTTCAGGTTGACGCATTTCTAAGGCTTGGACCTGTTCCTCCTGGGTTGATGTTTTAGCGGTACTGGTAATATCGGCTGCTTTTATATCCGCTTGGCTTGTTGCGAATACTTGTGCCAGATCTCTATCATGTCTTTCTATAGCTTTTGTCCGTAACTTAATCCGTTCGGCATGGAATTCGGCATGAGTCTGATCGGATACACCTTCCCGAATAGATTTCCAAAATTCCATTACACGCATTTGGTCATCGGTATTGAATTGCAACATATTACGTTGCGCATTAGCTAAAGCATCTGCGTATGCTTTATTATTAGTCGCTTTCTTTACTGTAGCTACCAAGTATTTATTGATACGTTCTGTGTATACCTGGTGCTTTTTCATCATATCTTTATATGCTGCATCTAGTGGAATTTGTACATCGTTCTCCCAATCGCCTTCACCCTTATCTTTAGCAAAATATTCGCCATATGTTTTTTGTCGTAATTGATGAAAATCCGCATCGGCTTTGTGTTTTAGTTCTACATTACGTAATAGCTGGGGTGCAGTATCAGGTTTCAAACCTAACTCGTTCACACTATTTTCTAAAGTATTGTATAAAGTTAGTTCCCTTTGGTTTTGTCGTTTCCATAAGTCGTCAGCCTGTTGGAACATAGACTGGATCATAATTGTTCTTATTTCTGGAGTAGTCGCATTGTTTATGTCAGCCCAAGACTCATTCAAATTCTTAAAATGCAGGTCGTATGTTATTGCTCGACTACTATCTACATCACCAACAAGTTTGAGTAATCCTCCTGCACCTTCCGCTTGTAATATAGTTGCTTGATAACCTGCCTGTGCCTCCAGATCATCTAAAAACCTCTGATCTACATTTGCAGAAACCTCTGCTTTTACTCTAGCGACTGCTCGTGTGAAATCAGTAGCTGTAAAATCTGTTCCTAACTTATCAAATTCCTCTTGCAAACGATCCTCTAAACCATCTCGGATCAATATTCTACGTGCTGTGCCTGGTTCAAAACCTCTTTGTTTATCAATGGCCTCATAAAATCTAGTAGGTGATATTTTTTGTGGTTCATTTAGGATAGCCTTACCAATTTCAGCAGGATTTTTACCATCTAATACAGCCTGATAGATAGCATTTACTGCTGTATCGCCTAACGCCTCACTAAGACTTGGGGGCATATGATCTACACCTACACCTAATCTATGTACTTGTGACCACATTTCCTCAAACCCTGTCATTACAGCATAAGCAGATTGCCACTGTTCAGTAGTTTGTGCAGCTTTACCCATGTTCATAAAAGTAGGGACTTTTTCCGCAAATGTCTGAATACCCTTTTGAGCTTTATGTAATACTTTTGTTGGTAGACCACCTTGTGGTTGTTCGGCTTTTCCAATAATATTGAGTGCATTACTGACTGCTTTATCTAAACCAGCATTACCACCAAACGCATCGGGTAAACCTGCCTGTCCAATACCTGCTGTCATTCTAGCTGGTATTGCTCCATACTCAGACATCTTATCAACTAAAGCCTTTTTACCCATAAATAAATTACGGAAACTATGTATGCCACGTGCAGGTAATGTAACCAAGCCATTCAATAGATTATTCATATAGTAGGCAGGATTAGGAGTAAGTAATATCAAAGACTCTAGTGCTTTAGTAGTAGCTGCAAGCTGTGTACCAAACCCATAAGGCTTGACACCAAATAAACTTATACCCCATTCCGCAGCTCCATCAGCTACTGCTGAATACAAAGCCGAGCGATACATATCTAAGGTGTAAGGCACACCTTCTTGTTTGAAGGCTTTTACATTTTCAGTAAGCGTTTTAGCATTCACTTCCACAGGTTTGAGTAAACCTGTTTGATCACCTAGTCGCTGTATTTCTTTGATCTGTTCGCCTCTTTGGCTAAGTTTATTTGAATATTGAGACAATACAGCGTCAGCCTCACCTTTGATCACACGCTCCATAACTATTTCGCGATCTACATCTAGCTTGACGGCAATATCATCGACTAATTCCGCAAATGGCTTATGGTAGTCCCAATTACCTAATAGGGTTTCTACTTTCGCCAAAGCACCATTTTCTAATACACGTTGGACTACTCTGCCGTAAACCGTATTAGCTAAATTACCTGCTTCTGGAAAATCACCTTGTAATTGGGTTGGAGCATTTGTCATGCGTTTTATCATTTGATGAGTAACGTGTGGAAAAGCCTCATCCAATTCGACAGACGATAAAGTAGCTGATAAGTGGTCATGCGTGGAATTGACCAGTTCTCTTGCTCTTGAGCCTGGAGTAAGCCCGAATAATTTATGATGCAGTTTAGCTTCAAATTTACCTTCACGTGCTATCTGCAAATCTGATCCGAGTAGTAATTTCTCCGCAGCTCCTATTTCGTCTCCGATCTCCGTACCTAGTCGTAATGGTTCTAGGTTACGTTGTTGAATTCGATACTGATTAGTAACATCTATCCAACCACCTTTATTTTTGGCAGCAACTTCTGCTAATAACTGATTGCCTTTAACTTTTGCAGCAGCTTGTATTACCTTACGTTGACCAAGCATCATATGCTCTAATGGATCAAAAGGCGAAAATTGGAATGCTAGTTCTCGCATTTGTCCAGGCAAACCAAATCTAGCCTCTATTTCTGCCAGAGTAAGGTTGATCAATTCCTCCTGTTCCTCCTCAGGAATATCTAAAGCCGAGATTTCTGCTATCTTGTTACGTGCCTCGATAATAGGAGTAATACCACCAACTGCGGGGTCTAGATCATAGTCAACAAATACTTCATCGCTATCCATTATTACTTCTTGACCTAAAACTAGATCTAGTCCAGCACCTATCAAACCACCTACACCACCCCAAATATATCGTTGTGGTCCAGCCGTAAAACCAGCACCAAGACCTACACCAAGTGATACTCGATGAGACATTGGCACTACTTCTGGAATAAGAATACCAGCTTCCCAAGCAGCTTCTCTATTTTTTAGTAGTTCAACAAATGTGCCATATTCCTCTGGGTCTGCAAGACTTAACCCAGATTGCCACGCAAAACCAAGAGCTTTTTCGATCTGGTGTACACCTACATCCAAATGCGACATTGCTTTCCACCACCAGCTATCGTTATCAAAATCACTTTCTGATCTTGACCATTGCGCAGCCACTCCCATTGCAATACCAGCAGTACCAGCAGCGACTGCACCGACTGGACCAAGCGTTACTAGACCTAAAGCTCCCATACCTACACCTGATAAGACAACCGATGCTGCTTTACCAACTGTACTACTCATTGCTGCTGCATAGGCTTGCCTTAAAGTATCTTGTTGCCAAGGCAATTTATCAGGATCAGGTTGCAGTAAAGGTAATCCGAACGCTACACCACGTTGATCCTCAGGCAGACTTTCTAATAATTGTTCGACTGTTTGTGGAGGTGGTAGTTGTCCATCCTCTCCTAAAAAGCGTAATACATCTCCAATCGAGGACTGTGGTCCTGGAGTCTTGGTTACGGTAAACTCAGGGGGTTTATCATCACTACGTTCCCATTCACGTTGTTGCCGTTCCGCTTCTACGTCTGGACTCGGCCAACCACCTTCTCTACCTTTTTTCGCTTGTTCGGCTTTGGATTCCGCAACTATTTTTGGAATATCAGGCTTGTAAACCGCTTTAGATAGGTTTGAACTAGACCGCTCACGCCACGCATCTACTACAGATGCACTAACTTTACGATTAGTACCCTTATAAACCAATACGCCTGCATCACGTATATCATCATCAAGGAAGGCAATATTGCCACCTTTGATCTCATATGCTGTTTTACCGTCAGCACGAGTTATTTTTTTTGGAGATTTAGGCTTGTACTCTTTTAGTATTTGTGCTGCTTCATCTTTGTCAGTTGTACGTGGCATAAGTCACTCTTATATGCGCCATTGCACCATTCCATAAGCCCAGGGATCTATACGCTGTTCGTAACCTCGATTACCATAAGTTATGTTATATACATTACCGCCATAATTTCCATATCCACCTGAGCCATAGCCTCCCCAATCCCAACCACCGCCACCAGCATCGCCAGCACCGCCACCTCCTGGTGGTGGTGTAGTAGTAATAGTTGTAGGTACTACTACTGTTGAATCTGGATCGTCTTGTGTATCTACTTTATCGTCTGGAATAATTATTTCAAAACCTATATCGTCTGGTGTCAAGCCATGTTCAGTTTCTTTATAAAACTTTTCTAAAGAATTCATAATTAAACTATCATTAGGCTCTGCTATATCCATATCTTGCCGATTACGTATTTGTTCCCACTTATCTGCGACAGCATCGGCTAAATTATTGCGATAATAACTTTCGGCAGGGTCACTTGCTCTATCCGCTACTGCATTCCAAAAACCTACGCTATCTGCAGCAGTTTGAGTTCTATCTGTATCCTTTTCATACCAAAGTGTAGATCCTGGTCCTAATGTTTGGCGAATGTAACCCCCTGTTGGTAATCTCTGACTGGTAGTCTGGAATTTGCGATCTGCACCTGCATCCTGAACACCTTGCATAGGAACGTTCCTGCCTACGACTGCACCACGATCATCACCATACTGCTGATACTTTAATTGCCTTGTATCATAATGTGCTGCCTGAGTACGTGTATGGTAGTCACGAGCAGCAGCAGCTATGACTGCTTTAGCTTCCGCTTCACGTTGTGCTTTAATTTGGGCTACTTCTTGTGCTGCTATTGTTGGAGCAGCCCTGTCTCTCTCTTGTTGTGATACAGTAAAAGCACCACTGTCTGCTACGTGTCTAGGGGGTTGCCAGCGAATATCTTGTGCAGGTACACCGCTCACATTCGGATCAAATGTTGGCATAGCCTCTTGCGGAGGAGGTGAACGAGGTGGTACATATGTAGATTTTGCTACAGTTGTGCCTCTATATTTATCATCTAAGCCATAAGACGTTTCCCTAGGTGGAAGGTGTGCGACATTCGGCTTCGGTTTTTTAAGAGTAGGTCTATCAACAAATCCCTCTGGACTATATGTTGCCTTTTTACTAGTATATTTAGAACTACCAGTATATTGTTTTCTACTGCTTTGCGCTTTATGGCGTGGTGTATGAGTCATCGTCCTCGTCCTGTAGTGGTGGTACTACAGCTTCTGGTTGTTCCAAAGCCATAGCAGCCATGAGTTCTGCGCTTAAAAATCTTTCCTCCCAATCTACATACGCATTATCTACACGTCTTTGTGCATCTAAGATAGCCTCATCTATCAGTAAACTATTATGTGGCATTAAATGTATTTACTTAATATTTGCGCTAGTGCCTGTGCCATTGGATCGCCAGGTTCTAAGCTCTCTAATAATTGACTTAGTTCCATAATAAGTTGGTTAGGATCAGCACCCATGCCCTGTTCAGGTGGAGCTTGATCCATGTATGCACCTGGGGGCGCACCTGGTGGCATAGCCTGTCCTTCATAGGCTGCTGCATAGGCTTGATCAGGAGGCATCCCTTGTGCTTCTAATTGGGCTACTTGTTGTGGTGGCATAATAGTTCTCCTATAGTTACCTTAACTATACTATACTATGATTAATAGTATTAATATATTCCTTACCTGAACGTAAATTCAGGTTCTCTACGAATGCTATTATAGCGTCTTTCCCATATCGTTCAACAAATTTAGGTGCTAAACGCTCACGCATAGCTTTAGTCTGTCCATGTTCCATATGGCATTGATGATGTAAGATCGCAGAATTATATTTAGAGAATATACGTTTATCTTTTGGCAAGTTACTCCGTTTTATTAACCATTCGTGCATATCAGCATCGTCATATATCGTACCACCACACCAATCACAAACACCACGTTCCTCGATCAGTTGTTGCTTTAGTTGCATTCTAGTCTTAGCCATCGTAATCTGAAGGTTCGTCTGTATTATGGACGTGCCACTCTAGATCCTCTATCTCAAACTCCTCATCCTCTAAAACTGGTAATGCTTCTAATACTTTATGCAGAGCTTCGTCAGCCGTTTTAGCATCTACTTTCATATTGCACTTTTCACGCCAACTCACTATATACCACACTCTTAGTCACCTTCAGTATCCGCTATGATTTCGTCTATACTGATATTGCCAAGTCCTAACTCCTCTAATTCACCATCTCCAATATATATATGTGGAAATGCTTCCTCGAAAGAATCCTCCATCCAATAATCGGTTTTTCCTCCACTTGGAAATCTTTCGTAATATATTTTTGTTGCCATAATAAGCCTCCTTATTTTTTAGCTTTCTTTTTTGGTTTCCCTTTTTTCTTATAGGGTTTAGGCACGTTATCCTCCCATACCAGGAATAGGTTCGGCAGGGGCTGGTATACCTTGTTCATAAACTCCAGCAGCAGCTGGGGATTGTCCTCCCATCGCTGGATCAAAACCCTGTCCACCAACTGCTTGTTCAGCAGCAGCTGGTTGTTCATCTGGTGCTGGTTGCCCTTCACCCTGCATTTGTTGTATCAGTTCTTGTTGCATCTGCATCCGTTGTGCTTTCATTGCTTCAATAGCCATAGTTTGTTCGAACAACTTCTGTTGCGCTGCTAGTGCTGACCATTGTTCCTCCCAAACCTCTTTGTCCATATCCTCTGATCGACCAATATTCAAAAAGTTCTCTCTCGCCCAACGTGTACTAGCTAGTGGTGCATCACCTTCACTTACCATTCTGGCTATATTAGCCATCTGTAATTTATCTATTGGTAATTGTGGTTCAAGCTCTACTTGCAACTGGATCGCATCTGGTATTATAGCAGGATCTATTTCAAAAGCAGCGCCTGCATTCTTGTCATATATCTTAGTTTTCTTACCATCTTTCTTAAACCACATCAATGCACAAGTAACTGCGTCAGAAATAGCCCATGCACCCATCTCTTTTACTCCCACTAATGGTAATCGGCCTTGTTGTGCCAACAGTGATATAGCTTGAAATGGTAGTGCGTGTTCAGGTGGTTCGCCTAAAGCCTGTCTAGTAATGGTACTTTCAGCCATTTTGCCTTCTGTCATGCCCATTACTTGCGCTAAACTAGCGTCTAACACATTCTTTGGTAGTGGATATACCCTCTCACCAGCATCAATGGTCGCTGTACCACCTGGTTCACTATAATTTATGTCTAATTGTTTACCAGGCTCATTAGCTTCATAGACATTTACTGGCATAGATCCCATTGCATACGCCAAAGAATAGGCTAACGTCATAGATAAGTTGCTCCGCTCTATCAATCCTGACTTCCAGGCTGTATATAAGAACGGCATTCTCCGCTCCTCTGGCTTAGTAAACATGGTTGTACCGTCTGTGACCTGGGCAATGATCGGTATGAAGCCTAGATCATGCTCTACGTGCAATATAGGGGTATCTGACTGCTCGATCCACACTATCCGTTGTCCATAATCCCAATAATCATATAAAGTAACTTCCTCCCAAGCCTCTTTGTCGCCTGGAATGATTTCATCAGCCAGTGATCCCCATGTACCAATTAGATCTTTTATTCTGATTTGCTCTCGACTCACATAACTATTCATGCCATATTGGTCGTACTCTGGATAACCAAATGTTGGATCTAATACACGAAATATATATGGTGTTCTATCAGCTATTTTTTTCATTCGAGCTGCTGAGCCCCGCTTCTCACCTTGTTTAGCATACTCTACTAAATCAGCAGTCTTTACGATTGCCATATGAATATCACCATACAACAATCCTGATAATACTGCATCGAAATGGCATGGTCGTCCTAGTACCCTACCTGATTGCAACCACATAGCTGATGCTACTTTCTCTACGTTTTCCGATACACCTTCTGAACCTGCTTCGTTCTGGTCACGTGCTACGGCAAATAGTGGGTCGGTAGCAGTCATCAAACGAACTGCACCAAGTAATGCGTTTCTAGGTGACGGATCTACAGTGTGCTTTATCCATTCATAGTCGGGTGGCAATCCTGCTTTCTCCAAATTGAATGCCTGCTTAAGCGATTTATTCATGTTATCTCGGTCTGCATACTCTGCTACCAAGTTCTTTACTCGCTCACGTGCATCCTCTAATGCTACTCTATCGTCAATGTTATTGAATGTTGCCATATGTCACCTATATCCCTGTGAATGGTAGTGCCTTTTTACCCTTAAATATACCTGGTACTCCAGTTAGTATTGGGTCGTTGCGTATAAGTGCAGCTTCTCTTTGTTTCTCATTCCTATCTCCCGAACGTACACGTGTTAGTCCATATTTCAACGCATCATATCCATGATCCTCTGCGTCTGTGTCCACGTCCTCTACCTTCACCTTGTCGTATGGTAGTGCTGGTAGTGTGCGTAGTAAATTCTCGCAGGTCGTAAAAATAACTAATCCTGGCTTACCATCTGGTAGGTCGGCTAACAAACTATCAACTTTACGCTTCCCTATAAGTCTATCATTATTTGCCTTTGTTAGCACAACTCCATTATCTCTATACTCGTCTGCTGTGCTGTATACCCTATCGCCTGCACTTTTCCTAGCCCACATAGATGGATCGCCCCATGTAACATGACAATTCATTTCGGGTGTGTTATTTAAAATAGTGCTGGCTTGCTGTCGATCTGTCATTCCTTTGGCATACAACTCTCGATAGACGTAAATGCGACTAGTGTCTGGGTCTTGTGCAAACCATAAACAACAAAATGGTGAATGATAACCCCAGTCTACACCCCTCCATAGTGACCAATGTTCTGGTATTGCGAAAGGTGGTGATATGTGCTTGCTAGGTCGGAACTGCCCAAATGCTTGTCCTGCGAATACTGACCAGTCTCCTTCTACCCAGGCTCTACGTAGATCGTCAGGAAGGCTGTTTAGCTCTGCCCAATACGTCTCCTCTAGATGTGGGTTGTCTGATGGTAGACTTTGTATAAATGCAAACTCATCTTTCTTATTGTGTAATTCTACTGGAAAATCCCTGTCTAACCATAACCGCTTCACCCATAAATGCCCGATACCCCCAGGGTTAGTGGCTGCTAAAAATACAGTATGTTTTACTCCCGGCCATCTTAAACTACCGCGTAATATATCAAATACATGCTGGTCATTCTTAGTTAGTTCATCTACTGCGATTGCTGCAAACTCAGCACTCTGATACTTCTCTGGTTTATCTAAGTTGCGGAAGGCTATTGTACCCCCACCTAGTCCCTCTCGTAATGTGAATTCGTGTCTCTGTTCATTTAGTTTACCTAACCATTCTGGAAACTCTGCTCTTATCTTTGCTATATGTCTGTCTTGGAGACTAGGATAATCCTCACACGCTAACATTACCCTAACATTCCCATTACGTCTTATGTGTTGTGATAACAAGAAATGAACACACCACCACCTTAGAAAGAATGATTTGCCTCCGCCCCTTGCCCCCCCGTATAGTACGTACCTGCTATTGGTAGTTGCTTCAAATGCTTCAATTTGTTTAGGAGTAAATTCACAAGGTAAAGTATAACTTTCTGACATTGTTCTATTTATATAGGCGTTTTATGTATTGGCGTTTTGTATGTTGGCGTTTTGTGTGTCGGCTCTCTCTGGGTCTTGATTAGAGTGGACTTGCTCCTGCTGTGCGCCCAGAACACTGGCTACATTGCCACTTAGGTGGTCATTTATTGCTTTAGTTAGTGTCATTATTAGGCATTATTGGTAGGGTTTTAGTAGTTTGTAGTGAACAGATAGCAG